CGGCGGCATTTGAGGACGGATAGGGCCGGCGACTAATCCACGACTTAGATTGAAACGTACCCAGTCTGGAACTTGTCCTTTTGCAGGGTCAAGGCTTCCAAACGGTTGGTCGAATGCTTGCATTTGTCGTGCAGCTTTTACGAACAATCTCAAATTTGTTGTTGAACTCATCGCTTCGGTTTCATTCGGAGTATAGGGGAGGAAAAAATCCGCGATGGCATTTCCTCTCAACATACGCTCGGCTCGAACACCACCGTATTTCCACATGGGGAACACTTGTCCGACATTACGAGATGGAGGAATCGTTCGTCCTTGATTCATCAAAGTTATTCCTTGAGCGACGGAACGCTCCCGCATGACTCCCAAACCGTATGAAGTGAGGTTTGCTTTCTTTGAATCGATAGCCATGTAGAAAGAAATTCCAAGACCATCGATAGGTGTAGTTGCATCTTGACCATGTAGGAACGCCGTGACATAGACGTACGGGGTGTAGAATGAGAAAGTTGGCGTTGCACCCACACTTTCGTTGGGGAATTGACGGAAAGCAGGGAATTGATTCAATGGTGCTTCGTATGGACCGATGGTAGTCTTGAACAAAATAGTATCAGAACCGGCCATTGGACCTCTTGAACCATATGCAAGTGGAGTTGAGAATTTCATATCACTGTATATTACGGGGTAAGGAGTCACCATCAATTCGATAAAAAGCGGAGTTGCACCTTGATAATCCGGCAAAGTATCTTGAAAGAAGTCCACTTTGAGAACTTGATGCAATTGATTTGCAGGAAGTTGAATTTGCTTTTGGACGATACCGAACCCGTTTCCATCAAGAGTCACACGGTCTTGCTCAAGCGTTTCTCTAATTTCAAGCAATGTCATTTCTTCTTCCCCCGTGAACGTTTCTTATTGGCCGCTATTTTTTTCTTACGAGCAGGCGTTTTGTTGTATGCGGCCCAACCTTTTTTGAAGCCCATTTTTGCATACTTCTTTGGTAAGCCCGCCCCTTTCTTTCGCTTTCGCTTAGTTGGTGCAGCTTCCACAACCTCTTCAATTGCTTCTTGAGCATCGGTTTGAATAACCTGCGTCAAAACCTCTCCTTCTTTGATGTAGATTTGAAACGCCGGAGTTCCGTTAAGCATGTATGCTTGATACGCCGGTATCGCTATCATATCAATAGGAAATACGGTTGTTTGGTCGCCAAGAATAAAACCACCAATAGCCCCAAGAGTCGCGCCCACAGCGGACCCTCCAAGAGGAACAATAGAACCGGCTTTCGCTCCCATTCTCGCTCCGGCTCTTGCGTTGACAAGTCTTTCCACCACTTCTTCGGCATCAGTAAGGTCAATCCTACGAGAATAATAATTCCCTTCAGCATCTTTAGGCAACGATTACACCTCAAAGGTCTTGTTGTTGCGTGAGCATTTCGGTCATATCGGCTTCATTAAGTTTGACAGGTTCGCCAATAATCATAATGTCAATTTCAAGAGTTACGCTACTGTATGTATTACAATCGTTTGCACATACTCCAATAAGCAAATCAGAAACTACATTGTAGCCTTCGGGGTGAAGGTCGGGGGTTCCAAATAGCACCCAGTTGTTCTCAAAGTTTTCTCCGGTAGCACCGGGGTTATCTCGGCAAGTTGTTAATTCGAACACGGAGATTACATCAGGTGAAGCAATACCGACATCTTGAGCGTTTTCATATGCTGTAGTTGTTGCGAATATCTTCATCGATGAGAATGATTCTCCGCCTGTTGAAAGGAGTGGGTTCAATGTTCCTGTAACAACCGATGACGGGTCACGAACCATAAAACGAACTTCTTTGACAGCAAATCCTTCTCGCTTAACGATGTTGACAAATGCGGACATATCCACTCGTCCATAAACGAGTGCAACATCACCGTTTGCATCTGTATCAAATTGTAGTCGGTCTCTCAAAATTAAGTCTCGTGCAGCTTTAGCCATAGAGACGTCCACCGTGATTCAACACATAAAGCAAGCATGTGAGGACCTATACATCACTTCAATCTTCTTTATTCAGACAAAAAGGCACCAAAACTTATACTCGCGAAGCGGCGGGCCTTGTTTAATGCTTACAGGTTATCGGGGCCGATAGGCCGTAAGCAACAAGACACACCACCCGAACAGGGTGGGCAAATAAATCCGTTTCACGGATTCGATTTTTTTAGTAACATTCATACCTACCTCTTAGGTGCGTTATTGTATGGGGCGACAAAAAACCATATGGATTAACGAGGACAGAAACGCAAAGATTGAACAGATTGTAGGGGATTCTATGAGCGAGAAGATAGGCATGTGTATAGATGCCTACCAAGTCGATAATGAACTCCTCACAGTCGCTTTGAGGGCGCAAATTCGCTACTTGAAGTTGATGATGAAGGATGTTTGCAAAGATTTGAGGCAAAGAAACCTACCAAACCAAGCCCGTGAACTTCTCGCATGTCGCATTGAGGAGGAGATAGCATGATGATAAGTCGAAAGCAAATTCTTGAACAAGCCGAAAAAGGACCATCTACTCTGAAGATGTTTAAAATTATGTGCAATGAAGTAATTCTTGAACGCGGCGATATGAGAATCAATTCAAATTTAGTGCGAATGTATGCCGAAGATTACTTGAAAGAACTGGGTGAGGAAGAATGAAGGTGTTCATCGACCTTTTCAGCGGGCTGGGTGGAGCTGCACGGGCTTTCGATGATGCTACGGATTGGCATGTCATCAAAATCGACAACAACCCCGAACTTGTAGAACATAACCGAGGACTTCACATCATGGATATATCCCAAACTGATGAAGTCATCAGAATGCTTGAACACATGCTTTGCGAAATCGGCCATCGATTCCATGAAAAAATGGTAATATGGGCGTCACCTCCATGCACAGAGTTTTCTTATGCAAATGCAAATCGACATTCCCTTCAAGACCCTGATGATTTTGATTTGACTTTGATTGAAGCGAGCCTTGACATCATTAACCATTTTCAACCCGACCATTGGATAATTGAAAACGTTCACGGGGCTGTTCCTATTATTCATCAAGAATTTGGAATCCTCCCGACTCAAAGTATCGGGTCAATTGTCATGTGGGGGAAATTCCCTCTTATCGGAATTCGAACACGGGATTCATGGGTGCATCGAAAGTTGGATGCAAAAGGAACAAGAGCACTTCGACCAAACAATCGTGCAAAAATTCCTTTGGCTGTTTCTGAAGGTTTGCTTTCATCGATTGAAAGTCAAAAAACGCTGTTCGATTTTGACGAATAACGGCAAAGCCCCAGGCCGCTTTTCTCCGGATTCCGGAATGATCATTTCCGGATTAAGCAAACATGAGTGTGTTGCCGTTATCGGCAAACTTCAACGGCGGCATTTGAGGACGGATAGGGCCGGCGACTAATCCACGACTTAGATTGAAACGTACCCAGTCTGGAACTTGTCCTTTTGCAGGGTCAAGGCTTCCAAACGGTTGGTCGAATGCTTGCAT